GCGGTCAAAAATCCGTTTCGGTTGCCTCTAAAAATGAGATAACTTTAAACGTTGCCGGTATGGACCCTAAGGCCGCGCAGGATTTGGTTACGCTAACTCTAGGCGATGAATTGGACGCAATACTAAGGGGCGCGGTTCGCGACGGCGAATCGAATATTGAAAGGTAAAAAATGGCATTATTAAAATCAATTTTGCAAGTTCCAACATTGCCGCAAATCGGGGTAATGACCCTAGATATTTCAATCAAGGAAACGCATACTCGATCGGCAACGGTTACGGAAAATGAGGTTGAGGACGGAACGGTTGTTTCCGACCATGTCCGCATTAATCCGGAACGCTTAGAAATACAAGGACAAATTGCCGAATTTCCGGTTGGCCTTGGCGGTGTCGCTGGAATTACGGCCGTCGGATTACAACGTAAATTATTACCTAGCTCGGGCCTTGTTAAAGGCGTTAGAAAAAAACCCGAGGACGCTTGGTCATATTTAAAAGAAGTATTCAACCTAGGGGAACCAATCGAAATCGTTACCGGTTTACAGGCCTATGACGACATGATTATTGAGGAACTAACCGTTCCTCGTTCATCTAGCGACGGGAAAAGTTTAATATTTAACGTCAAGTTAAAAAGGGTTCGTTTTGCAATAACCGAGCTAACGGCATCGTTTAAATTAGATGCCGCCGCAAATGCGGGCGGGAAAAACGGTCGAGGTAAACAATCCTCTAAAAACGCAACCGGCAAATCTAAGGACAAAGGTTCATTGCTTTTACAAGGTTTTCAAAAATTGGGGGTTCTATAATGGCATTTTTGGAAATCCCGACTAACAGCGATTCCGAGCATTTTGATTTTGAAATTGATTTAGAGGGCGTTGTTTATACTTTAGAGTTTAAGTACAATAAAAGGCGCGATTTATGGACAATGGCGATTTTAGATGCGTCCGAAAATCTTTTATTAGGCGATATTCCTTTGTTGGTTGATATTCCTTTGACCGACCAATATGTTAACGAAAATTTGCCGCCCGGACGATTTATTTTATTAGACGAAACCGGCGAACAACGGGACCCCGGTCGGAATGATCTAGGAACAACCATTAAATTGTTTTACGACGAGGCGGTTGCGTAATGGCGTTAGACGGTTTTCAGTTTGGTAGGGTTGCGGAACTAATTGTTGGGCCTAAGTTTGTCGGAACAAATGCGTTAATTGAACCGCCGTTGGCGCGTATTTTTAGAACTAGAATTAAATTCGATATTGAAAAGGACGACGGTTCAAATCCAAATAAAGCGAAAATTTCCGTTTACAATTTAAACGAGGATTCCCGAACATTTGTAGAGCAAGACGACACCGTTTTAATTTTACAGGTTGGTTATGGGGAAAATTTATCGGTCCTATTTTTTGGCGACTTGTCTAAAAATGGGGTTACAACTCAAAGGGTCGGCGCGGACATTATTACAACATTCGAGGCCGGCGACTCGCAAACCATTATTAAAAACGCTAGTATTGAAATCGGCCTGGCCCAAGGCGCGACTAATCAACAAGTTTTGGCCCAAGCTATTGCAAAACTAAAAGTTTCGTTGGGCCCTCAAATTGGAACCAAAACAGTTGTTTATCGCAATGGTTTTAGTTATTCGGGGTCGGTTAGCGGTCTACTAGATCAATTGTCGGCGGAAATGGGCGTTAAATGGTCCATAAACGACGGCGAAATTACTTTTTTAGGTCCTGGCATTACCGAACCGGGTCGAATTATATCACTAGGTCCCGATTCCGGACTAATAGGAACCCCGACAAAAACTAAAGATGGTTTTAAATTCAACTCACTATTAAATGCGGACATTAGACCGGGTAAAATGGTTTTCGTTGAATCTCAAATTGCGCTAGGAATAGCAGGGGCAACGATTAAGGTTCAAAAAGGTAAATATGTCGGCGATACTCATGAGGGCGATTGGTTGGGGAAATTTGAGGGGTTGATTTTATGAGCGAGGAAAATCCAAGAACCCCGACATTGGCCGAAACAATTCAGAAATTGGTTGACGCTAAATTCCTAGATTTGCATACCAACTTACCGGTTAAAATAGTTTCTTATAATTACGTCCAAAATTTGGCCGTTGTTCAACCATTATTAAAAAGAAAATATAAAAGCGAGGATTTCCCGGTTGAGTTGCCGACCATTTCAAATGTTCCGGTTGCGTTCCCTAGAATTGGAAACGCTTGGTTGCGTTTACCGGTTAAACCAGGGGACGAGGGTTCGATTAAAATAATGGAACGTTCAATAGACAAATGGTTAACCGAGGGTGGTTCCGTAGACCCGAACGACCCTAGAAAATTTAGTTTGTCCGACGCAGTTTTTGAACCTGGTTTAACGAGTCAAAAAAACATAATGATTTCGGCCGGTGCAAATGGTAGCCTAGAATTGCAACATAATAATTCATATATTGAGATTTCTGAAACTGGTAAGTTTAAAATTTCGGACGGCGTAAACGAGTTGTTCGACATACTGGTTACATTAACCGAGGATTTAAAAACAGCAACGGACGGCATGGGAATCCCTTTTAATGGCGCGACAATAGCGAAATTTGAGGCCTTAAGGGTTAAACTCGATTTAATGAAAGGTTAGATTATGAAAAAGTTAATAATTCTTTTATTTTTGATTTTTAGCGTAAATGCTTTTTCGGCAATGGTTCCGTCGGTTTGTGCGAACTTAGTTGTTACTCAAATTAAAACAATAAATACATCGTTAACAGGTTCGGCGGAAACCGAGGCCATTGCAATGTGGACGGCCATTTGTACCGGAATTATTAACCACATAAAAACGTCGGCCGATTTGAATTTACAGGCGGGCGATATTCCAGTTCCGGCCTTAGGTTTAATCGGCGCGTTACCAGGGGCCCCCGTAACCGGGGCGGCCGTAACTAGTGCAATTTTATTGCCTATGAGGATTCAATAATATGACCCAAATAATCCAAACACTAGAGGGCGACATTGATTTTACAAATAACACTTTTTCAATAACTAAAAATTTATCGGACGAGGAAATTGTTCAATCCTTAAAACAAAATCTAAAAACGTTTTTAAATGAATGGTTTCTAGATTTGTCGATTGGTTTGCCTTATATTCAAATTCTTTTTGTAAAAGGAACGCCGCCCGAGGTTATAGAGGCCGCGTTTAAGGATGCGATTATTAAGACTAATGGGGTCGAAACATTAAACAGTTTCGACGATTTGGATTTAGATTCGGGAACCCGCAAATTGTCGGTTAATTTTGACGTTACGACAATCAACGGGAATAATGTAACCATTAACGAGGTAATTTAATATGGCGTTTGGTTTAACGGTTGACGGATTTTTTATAAAACGTTTGGCCGACATAAAAGCGGAAATAGAACAACGGTTTCGGGATGAATTCGGCGACGAAATAGATTTGCGCCCTCAAACACCCCAAGGCCTAATTATCGGCATCATGTCCGAACGCGAGGCGTCGGTTTGGGAACTAGCTCAAACGGTTTACGACTCCCAAAACCCAAACAAAGCAATCGGGAAACAATTAGACGATGTTGTTGCCATTACCGGGACAACTAGAACACCGGCCCAAAACTCAACTATTGACGACGGCGTTGCCAGGGGTGACAACGGAACGGTTCTAGACCCCGGACTAGGCGACATTATTGTTAGCGTTGCGGGAAATCCGGACGCTAGGTTTAAAGTTACCGGCGGGCCTTATACGATTGACATTGTTGACGGCGGAACTTTTAAATCGTTGCCAATTACTCTAGTTTCCGAGGAAACCGGCGAAATTGTGGCCAACACCGGAACGCTAACAGTTATCGAAACACCCCAAGCGGGTTTAGATTCATTTATAAATGAATCCGACGCAACTCTAGGGTCGGTAATTGAATCCGACCCCGATCTAAAATTAAAAAGAAATACGGAATTACAAATTGCCGGTTCGGCAACAATTGACGCTATTATTGCCGAGCTAAATGCTAGAGCATTAACAACGGCCGTCATTGTTTTTCAAAATGTTACCAGTATTATTGACCTAGACGGTCGACCCCCGCATTCGCTCGATATTGTTGTTTTGGGCGACATTGAACAAGACTTGGCCGAGGCAATTTTTGCGGTCGTTGGCGGCGGTATAGAAACAATCGGCGACATTACTAAGGCCGTTCTAGATTCCGAGGGGTTTTCCCATACTGTTAAATTTTCAAGGCCAGCACCGATTGAAATTTACATTGAAATGGACCTAACCATTAATGGGGATTTATACCCGGTTGACGGCGATGACCAAGTTGAGGCCGCGTTATTAGCCTATGGGGAATTGCAAAACGTGGGACAAGACGTTATTGTTTTTGGTTCCAATTCATTAATTTGCGCAGTTAATGACATTCCGGGTATTACGGACGTCGTTATTAGAGTTGGTAAAAATGCCGGACCGCCAAACGACAACAATGTTGTTATTGCGGCCCGAGAAATAGCGGAATTTGATTCGGCTAGAATAACAATAGTGAGTTAATTAATGGCGACGGAAATCGTTAAAATTACCGACCATGAGGCCCGAGCGTTTGCCCGGTTTTTCGAACAATGGAAAAATAAACCTAACATGGTTAGCTCTATTAGTTCCTTGGTTGGCGGTTATCCCGACATGGAAACCATGTTTTTCGACTTACTTGACAAGCGATTTAATATTGATGCCGCCGAGGGCGAACAATTGGACGTTATCGGAATTATTGTTGGCCAAGGGCGTTTAAATTTCGACGACGCTTTTTATCGGATTTTATTAAATGTTAGAATTGGAATAAATATT